CTTGTTCACTGGTCCGCTACTGACGGTGGCTGACTGGCTCAAGCTCCTGCAGGTTTTGTTTCCTGAGGTTCAACGGCGGTACGAGCAGTCTGCCGAGTTGGGCAGGACGTTCTACGACTCGCAACGCAGATTCCATCACCCAGAACTGCCCCGCAGCGAGATGCTGCGGAGCGAGGTTCAGTGGGAGTGGTTCGTCAAGAACATGGAACCCGCACGCAAGGGGATGTCGCAGGCCGACTCCCCTCAGGTGGCGGTGACCAGAACCGCTGCGGTGGTTGTACGCGAGGTACAGATGGCAGCACGCCGACAGATCATCGGCGCTGTCAAGAACGACCAGGAGCTGGCGGCGGTTGAGGAGACTCAACCCAAGCCGAAACAGGCTCAGACTCCTGTGGGTTGGGCACGGGTTGCTACGGGCAAGGAGACTTGCGCCTGGTGCCTGATGCTCATCTCCAGGGGTGCTGAGTTTCCCGGTAAGGACACCAAGTGGTATCGGGAGGCAGTCACGGCTGGGATTCGTCTCGATGACGAGACTGTGATCGACCTCTTCAACGAGGCAGGCGGTGACCTCAAGACGTTCCGCGAGGAAACCAAGGAGTACATCGAGGAGTGGCACGTCGGGTGTGATTGCCTGGTAGTGCCCGTCTTTGACCTACAGGACTGGCCTGGAAAGGCCGGGGCTGCACATGCCTTAGAGCTGTGGGTTGAGGCCAGCAAGGAAGCCAACCGACTCATCGAGTCGGGGAAGGCCCGCACCACAAACCGGAACAAGGAGACGCTCAATGCGCTCCGACGCGGCCTAGACAGCGGCGATATCCGAGTTTCATCCTACGCACTCGCTGCGTAGTCATCGAACCCCCGGTGGGTTCATCAACAAATAGCCCAGGAGGCGAAAAGTTATGTCTGACACTGCAAATCTCGAAAGCACCCCCGAAGTTACCCCTGCTCCAGTGGTTGAGCCGCTGAAGCCGGAACCGAAACTCTACGACGAAGCGTATGTCAAGGAGCTTCGACAAGAAGCCGCTTCGGCTCGGGTTGCCAAGAAGGAAGCAGTGGACGCGGCTGTCAAGGAATTGACAGAGAAGTATGCAGCGGAACTCGTTGCACGCGACACCGCGTACACCGAATTGGAGAACGAGTTGGGCAAGGCGTGGGTTGAACTTGAGAAGGTTTACACCACGATTGACGCCAATGTTCCCAGCGAGAAGGTTCGTGCGTTTGTGGCGATCCTGCAAGGCGACGACAAGGACTCGATCACCGCGTCCGCTAAGTCTGCCTACGACCTCGCTGGCGGATTCGAAACTCGCACTTCCGCATTCGATCCCACCCAAGGGTTTGGTGGCCGTAAGGATATGGCCCTCAACGGAGACCCCATCCTCCAGGCGCTCAGAAACGCCGTAGGGATGTAACAACTACTCAAGGAGAGTAACTAAATGTCTGCTGGAGCTAACTTCGCAGTCAACAACAGCAAGATCAGCCAGACCGGGGACTCGATGTTCTCTGGTCTGCTCACCCCTGAGCAGTCGCAGGACTACTTCGCTCTCGCGGAGAAGACTTCGGTCGTTCAGCAAATCGCACAGAAGATCCCTATGGGTCCGACTGGTGTGAAGATCCCGCACTGGAGCGGTAACGTCTCCGCGTCGTGGATCGGTGAAGGCGACATGAAGCCCATCACCAAGGGCGACCTGACCTCGCAGACCATCGCGCCCAGCAAGATCGCTACGATCTTCGTGGCGTCTGCGGAAACCGTTCGTGCGAACCCCGCCAACTACCTGAGCACCATGCGTACCAAGGTGGCTACCGCCATCGCGCTGGCGTTCGATAACGCGGTTATCAACGGCACGAACACCCCGTTCGGCGCTTACGTCGCTCAGACCACCAAGTCGGTTTCGCTTGCCGATCCGCTCGGTGCTTCGAACGGTGTGGCGCAGGGTTCGCAGGCTTACACTGCACTCAACAACAGCCTTTCGCTGCTGCTGGCTGCTGGCAAGCTGTGGACCGGGACTCTGTTCGACAACCTGGCTGAGCCGATCCTGAACAACGCTACTGATGCCCAGATGCGTCCTCTGTTCCTTGAGGCCACCTACACCGACATCAACGCGCCGTTCCGTTCGGGTCGTGTGCTGGGCCGTCCGACGTACCTGAGCGATCACATCGCCAACGGCACCACGGTCGGTTACGCGGGTGACTGGAGCCAGATCGTCTGGGGCCAGGTCGGTGGTCTGTCTTACGACGTTACCGATCAGGCGACCCTGAACCTGGGGACGTTTGCTTCGCCGAACTTCGTTTCGCTGTGGCAGCACAACTTGGTTGCCGTTCGTGTTGAGGCCGAGTACGGCGCTCTCGTGAACGACAAGGACGCGTTCGTCAAGCTGACCAACGTCGTCACTGCCTAGCAGTAACTTGACACTCAACGGGAGGGGGCTGCTTCGGCAGCCCTCTTCTGTTGTGTCAGAGAGGAACACATGGCACAGATTCGAAACACGCTCAACGGCGGTATCGCCGAAGTGGACGAAGAGCTGGCTGCTGAACTGATCGCAGCCGGTAGCTGGGAAGCTGCCGACAAGCCGGTTCGCCAGCGCCGCACCAAGACCGCTCCCGTCGAGGAGCACCAAGACGAGGAGTAACCCGTGGCCTATGCGACCGCTCAAGACGTTGTAACACTGTGGGCTAAGGAGCCTGAGCCGGAAGTCATGCTTCTGATCGAGCGCAGGCTCGAACAGGTTGAGCGGATCATCCGCCGACGCATCCCCGCGCTTGACGCTCGCGTTCTGGACTCTCCTACGTTTGAGGCCGACCTCATCGACATCGAGGCCGATGCTGTTCTGCGCCTGGTGCGTAACCCTGAGGGTTACATGTCTGAGACTGACGGTGCCTACACCTACCAGCTTCAGTCTGACCTCAGTGTGGGCCGGCTGGAAATCTTGGATGATGAGTGGACGATCCTGGGGGTCAACCGACTCTCACGTATGTCTGTCATCGTCCCCAACCTGAACATGCCGACATGAGCGGCGAAGAGTTTCAGGTCGCTGATTACTACCCTCCCGCGTTCAATCTGGCGGTGCAGCCCAAAGAGGTTGATCCGAACGAGTGCGATCACGAAGCCACCAACCCTATCTGTCATTGCGTGCATGACTGGCGCATCAACTGGGGGAACGTGGCCAAGGTTGGCCAGAAGCGGTCGCTGTACGTTACGGACTCGCCATGAGTCTCTTGGACACAGGTGCCCGGTATCAACCGGTCACCGTCTACCCGGAAATCATGGAGCTGGACGCCGATGGCAACGAGCGGACCCGCCCGTCTGATACGGGCATCGAGGCTATCGCTCGCCTGCAGGTGGCCAACCAGTCTGGAACTTCGGCACGTCGTGCCGAACAGGACAACGAGGGGTTCGAGACCGAGAAGGTCTACCGCATGCGGTTCCCCCGCTCCTTCACCAAGGAGCACGGCGTCCTGGGGGCACAGTCCGAGATCGTTTGGCGCGGACAGCGTTGGGCGCTGTTCGGTGACGCCACCGAGTACGACTCCTCCCCTGCTCTGCAGCGGGTTGACTACACGATCAAGAGGTTCTGATGGCGGTTGTCTATCCGAACGCTAACTCTGCTGCGGCACACCACAAGGACACTCGTCGCAAGGTTCGTCACGAACGTGACGCGGTGACCCGCAGGGCGATCCAGAACTTGGCTGCTACCGAACACACTCCGCGTATCACCACCAAGGATTACTTCCCGGCGAACATTACGGAGGAGGACGGCGCTACCGACTTCCACACGATCCTGAACGCTCCTGACGCTTTCGCGTTGGAGTTCGGGCACGCACCGTCTGGTTTCTTCGCAGGGACCGCTACGAAGCCGCCTGCGGCTGAGTACATCCTGACCAAGGCTGCTATCGGAGGTTCACCGTCGTGAGTCTCCCCCGCGTACAAAAGGTTGTCGTCCCTCTTCTGAGGGGCGACTCCCGGCTTGCCGGCGTCAAGGTCAGAACCTGGGTGCCGGATATCGACTACCGGGGTTTCCCGATGATCAACATCCGACGTATCGGTGGGATCAGGAACCCGAAACAGCCGACTCTGCATACGAATCCGGTCATCGAGATGACGGCTTACTCCGATGTGGGTCTCATCGAATGCGAGGAGTTGTACGAGACAGCACTCGATGTGCTGTTCGACGCTGTGAAGAACCAGACGCAGACGCCTGACGGTTACATGC